CTGTCCACTTTCCTATCTGGCATCAGGAAATCCAAGACATCCTCGTCCTCAAAAACAACAAAGGAACAGAAGACAACCGAGTCAGAAAGTTAGACTACAGCATACAATTATCTAAATTATTCTATGAAAGGTTTATTGGGAACAAAGAGATCACGCTTTTTTCCCCTCATGATGTGCCAGGGCTTTATGATAGTTTTGGTACTGAAGATTTTGACGAGTTATACACACGTTACGAATCTGATGAATCAATAAACAAGACTACTATAAGTGCTCAAGAACTCATTGGAGATTTACTCAAGGAGAGAGCAGAGACAGGTCGTATCTATATCATGAACATCGACCATTGTAATACTCATTCATCCTTCTTAGACAAGGTAGAGATGAGTAATTTATGTCAAGAGATTACATTACCAACTAAACCTATCAGTCACATTGATGATCCTGATGGAGAGATAGCATTGTGTATTCTATCTGCTATCAACGTAGGTAAATTAAGAAATCTTGATGAGTTAGAAGATTTATGTGACCTTGCTGTTCGTGCATTGGAAGAGTTGATAGACTATCAAGACTATCCAGTCAAGGCGGCAGAGATCAGTACTTTGTCTCGTAGATCTCTTGGAGTAGGTTACATTGGTTTAGCACATTATCTTGCTAAGAATGGTGAACACTATGAAGATCAAGGTGCATGGCAACTTGTTCATGACCTCTCAGAAGCGTTTCAATACAACCTATTGAAGGCTTCAAATCAACTTGCAATAGAAAAAGGAGCATGTAATTATTTCAAATCAACCAAATATGCTGATGGAATTTTACCAATTGATACATATAAGAAGGACGTTGATGATATAGTACCAAATAAATTAAAATATGATTGGGATGGTCTTAGAAATGATATCGCAACCTACGGACTCAGGCACAGCACTTTGTCCGCACAGATGCCTTCGGAGAGCAGTTCCGTTGTGTCAAATGCCACAAACGGAATCGAACCACCTAGAGACTACTTGTCCGTTAAGAAGTCAAAGAAAGGGCCTCTTAAACAGATTGTTCCCCAATACAATTCATTGAAAAATAACTACACACTGCTCTGGGATATGCCTAATAATGATGGTTATATCAAAATAGTTGCAGTGATGCAAAAGTTCTTTGATCAAGCGATTAGTGGAAACTGGAGTTATAATCCAGCACATTATCCAGATAATGAAGTTCCTGTATCTGTAATGGCGAATGATCTTCTTACAACTTATAAGTATGGTTGGAAGACATCTTATTATCAAAATACTCATGACCAAAAAAGCGATGAGGTAGTTGATACAAAATCAAAATTAGAATCTTTACTATGTGAACTTGAGAGTGCCGATGACTGCGAATCCTGTAAAATCTAACATGCGAAAAATAACTGGAATGACTGTCTTCAATACTGAAGAAGTCGAAACCAAAAAGCAACCTATGTTTTTTGGAAAACCTTTAGGAGTTCAGAGATATGACTCTTATAAGTATCCTGCCTTTGAGAACCTTACTAAATCTCAACTAGGATATTTCTGGAGACCAGAGGAGGTCTCACTACAAAAGGATCGTGCTGACTATCAGCAACTCCGTCCAGAACAAAAACATGTTTATACTTCTAACTTGAAGTATCAAATTATGTTAGATAGTGTACAAGGTCGTGCTCCTGGCATGGCTTTTTTACCATACTGCTCTCTACCTGAGTTAGAATCCTGTATGGAGGTCTGGTCTTTTATGGAGATGATTCATAGTAGATCCTATACATACGTCATTAAGAACGTATACGCTGACCCCTCAGAGGTATTTGATACTATATTAAAAGATGATAGAATATTAGAAAGAGCTTCTAGTGTCACGAGTGCTTATGATACATTTATTAATCAAGCACAAGAATGGGCAAGTAGTAGTTTATGGTCAAAAGAAGGTAAAGGATCACCTACAGCTGAATGGAGCATGAAAGATCTTAAAAGACATTTATACAGGGCAGTTGCTAATGTTAACATACTGGAGGGAATACGCTTTTACGTTAGCTTTGCTTGTAGCTTTGCTTTCGGCGAACTTAAGCTCATGGAAGGGAGTGCAAAAATTATATCCCTCATTGCAAGAGATGAGAACCAACACCTTGCTCTCACCCAAAACATAATTAATAATTGGCGAAAAGGCGATGATCCAGAAATGAAAGAGATTGTTGAGGAAGAGAAAGAATGGACATACAGAACCTTTGATAAGTGTGTAAACGAAGAGAAGGCATGGGCAAACTACCTATTCAAAGATGGATCAATGATTGGTCTGAATGATAAGTTACTTCATCAGTATGTTGAGTGGATCGCTAACAAAAGATTAAAGTCAATTGGTCTAAAAGCAGTGTATGATATACCAGCTTCACATAATCCTTTACCTTGGACAACACATTGGATTTCTTCTAAGGGTCTACAAGTCGCTCCACAGGAGACAGAGGTAGAATCTTATGTAGTAGGTGGCATTAAACAAGATATTAAGAAAGATACTTTCTCTGGGTTTAAATTATAATTGAAGAAAAAAACTAAATTTAAATTGAATTTCTTTGGCGTTTTAGGAATCTTCCTGTTTACGTCAGGGATGTCAACTTTAGGTATCATGGTATACACTTTAATGAATGGCACAAATATCTTGCATAAATAGTACTACCTTTTATTATGTTATAGGATGAAACCGCAATCTGCGAAAGCAAAAGGTAGAAACTTACAGAAATGGTTTCGGACTTTGCTCATTGAAAAACTTAATATCCATCCAGAAGATATAGAATCCCGAAGCATGGGAGCTGGAGGAGAAGATCTTATCATGGCACGTGCTGCTAGACAAAAATTTCCTTTTTCTATTGAATGTAAGAACGTAGAAAAGTTAAACGTCTGGGAAGCATATAATCAAGCCAAAGAGAACTCTAACAACTACGAGCCAGTCGTAGTAATGAAGAAGAATCATAAGAAGCCGTTAGTTGTTGTAGATGCAGAGTTCTTTGTTGGGATACTAAAAGAATTAAATGACAAAAATAACTAGAAGCCACCTGATCAAGTCAATCGTAGCAGAAGAAATGAGATTACTTGAGTCAGGCGAAGCATATTCAAAGACTTTATCTGATGTTTATAAAGTGTGGGAACATAAATCTAGTGATGAATTATGTTCAAAATTTAATAAAATAAATAATAATACTGTTACAGTCTCAATGCTATCTCATGACGCTTGACTGTAAGACGAAGTTGTTTTATAATACATAAATGATTCATTCACTGTCACTTATTATTAATAAGTTGGATTCTAAAGGTTGTGTACAACTGGCAGAGTTTGGATTTTTTCTAGCAGTTGGTATTACTGCTGGATCTTTAGGACTAATCTAGTATTAGGGGGTACGAATGACAAAAGATGAACTAACAGAAAAAAAGTTAGCACAAAGAGCTCATGCTCTACAAATCTTACTGGTAAAATTTCAAGATGTAAGATCTGTTTATGAATGTGCTGATGATTGGTGTAGTAAAGAAACTACTAACAATGGTCTTGTAAGTTATTACAAAGCATACTATGCTGCAAAGACATATTACTACGATAAAGAACATAAAATAGATACATATGAATGACATCACTATATTCATATTTGGTATATGCTTTGCTGCAACAGTGGGCATGACTTTCGCATTTATGTGGAAGATGACAGGAGCAGTATTAGAAGATGTCAGAAAACCAGTTAACAAAGCGGTACATCCAGAGATGCAAGATGTACAATCTGGTGATAGACTACTAGTATTCAAAGGAATTGAGACACAAGAAGATGAAGACGACACCTAACTGGCAACATCACTCAAGAAAAGAACAGAAGAGGACATTAAAACCTCAGGCGTTACGTGCTGCAAGAAAGCGTGTTAAGAATTTAAAACAAAGGTTGTTGACAAATAATATTAAATAGTATATAATAATTTTGTGTTTGATCAGCACATTGGGAGTGACTGAATAAACTTACTGGCATATTGCTAGTTAAGGTGATGAGACACAGGTGGTGCTGCACCGAGAGGTGA